ATGTTGAGGGTTCCATTAAAGTCACCGTTGATGGTGATACTTTCTGAAATAAACTGTTGAAAAGTTTTCATTAGTTGCACCTCCAACGGCGTAGGGCTTTGTTAATTCTGGAATCGGGATCTCTTGCTGTTTTTGCTGAAGTCAATTTAGATTTCATTCCTTTCATACGACGGCAGAAATTAGCGCGACGCTTTGCTCTTTTTCCTTCCGGATTCTTTTCGGTTACCGCAGTTTGAAGTTTTGAACCTGGATTCTCACGACGATAAGCATCTACCGCCTTTTGACTCAATCCATCAGTCTTATCCTGACGATTCACTTTCTGCCAGTCTTCTGCTAATTCCGATCTCCAATTACTTTTAAATTTTTCTGTTTGAACGCCCTTCGCGGAAAGTTCTTCTTTCTTTTTTAAATTTTCTTCTTCTTTTTGTTTTGCTGCATAATTAATTGCAGAACCAGCAGCATTTGCTACTTGCCCAACTGCACCAGCAACAGCAACATTCTGCATTACTTTTGGGGCAACTATATAAGGCAATGCTTTCATAGCACCCATTCCTAGACCTCTAGCAAGTCCGGGAACAGCAAGTTTTGCTAAACTAGATAATCCAGAAACCAAAGGAAATGCCTCAGTTAAATTAAGTTCTTGACGCCAATCAGAATACTGTTCTTTTTTAACACAACGATTATAAGTTTTTCCAAATAATTCTTGAGTCCCTGTTTTTTTATATCCTTTCCAACATTTTTTACTTTCTTCTCCAAGTAAATTACTTCCAATACCTTTACTTGGTTTTAATGGTTCTGGTTTAATAATATCAATAAAATCTACATACTGATTACCATTCGCATCTTCTATAGATACACTTTCTTTATTCATTTCACCGCTATCAACATAATCAGCAGCGGTGTCAATATAATCTGCTGCTTTGGTAATCTTTGATTGCACCCATGCTTCAATATTTCCCTCACCTTTTGCCATTTTCTTTTTAAGTCTTTTGGCAGCGTTCATTATTTTGGATAGTTCTGAACGAGCCATTGAGTATTCATGATCATATGCTTCTGGAAAATTTCCTGGATGAGGAGTATTTGGAGTATATCCTTTACCAAGTCCTACTGGTCTTGAGAACATATCCCAAAATTTTGTTCCATACCTACACTCGCTGCGAGTTTCTTCTTTTTTACATTTGGGGCAATATCTAATTACTTGCATTTCTTCCGATTTTGTTCCCCAATTTGCAGCACCAACTTTACGGCATTTAACCAATGCTCCAGATGCATATGCACTTGGCCAGACATCATATCTAGACTTTACTTTATGATAGCAAGCATCTTTTTTGCCACTACCCTTACCTGGTTTGTCTTTTTGTGCTTCGTTAAGTTCCATTGATTCTCTAATTCCTGGTTCTGCTTTTACATAATTAGGATCTTTTTTACCTTTAGCAAAAGTTGGAACATTAGTTGGTTTTGCTGCTCCAGATTTTGCTTGTTGCCCTTTATCTTTTTGACGCTTACGGCGAATTGCCGATCTAATTAGCGATTCTCCCTTTTTACCTTTTTTCTTTAAAGACTTAAGTCTTGCACTACTAAAACACTTTGGAGTTTTAGTTTCTCCAGGTTCATTGGCACAAGGAGATCCATCTGCTTGCACCCATCCTGGTTTTCCACTTTTGGATTTAGAACCTTTAAACCAGTGATGCAAAGTGCCTTCACTAAAAGGAGACTTTGATAAAGTCTCTTCACCTTTTGCTCTTTTTTTACGAGCAGCACAATGAGCTTTTTGTGAAAATCCTTTCGGATTATCACAGTCTATTGATTTTTTATAATCTTTAGACCAACTCATTTAAGTATATGTTTACTCTTTATTATTTAGAAAACCTTGTTTGAGCAGTTTAGAAAGTTCTGAAGTAGATCCAACAAAGACTGCATTATTAGTAACATTGTTTGTTGTCTTTACAGTATCTTCTTCAACATCCTTTAGTTTCTTTTGGAGATCAATAAGTTTATCAGTTACATCTCCAACACTCTTAATTAATTGACCAGCAACTTCATATGCTCTTGGAGAATCACTTTCTCCAGCAAGTTCCATAATACCATTAATCGCTTCTTGACCCTTTTCAATTAGAGAATATAAGTTTGCTCTAGTATACTCATAATCTTTTTTGATATCATCAGATTTAACTTCTGGAACAATTTGAATTTCGGAAGAATCTTTTTGAATTTCAACAATACTACTCTCTATGTTGAGTGCCTTGTCAATACTGTCGTAATTTGCCATAATTAAATATCAATTTGACGTGTTGGGCTGTATTCTTTTGAGTCTCCAAGGAAAGTCCAATCTTCATTAAATCCAAAATCATCATCTCCTTCAACTAAAGCATCATCTACTGCAGTCAATTTATCAATTGATGAATCTTTAAGATGTTCTGCTGGTGTTGTATCATTATATCCTCTTTGCACATTGATTGTGGATGCACTGGGAACTCCAGTTACTAACATGATTTCTTTACCAATAATAATTCTATCATTAACACTAAATCCAGAAGAAGTACTAACATCGAGTAAAAGGGTAGTATCATTTGTTAATGATGCTAAAGTTGCAACATTATCATTATCATAGTCTTGTCTTGCCTGAGGTGTAGCAACATACCTCATTTCTCTTCTTGCAGTGTTCCTGTTGGTATCACTATAAAGATCAACCTGTACCTTTTTAATGAGACCGTCAGTGCTATCTGCGATTGGACCGAACAGATAAGTTTTTGCAGTAAATCTTAAGGTGTAAATTAAAGCTCTTCTTGTAGAAAAATCTCCCTCATAATCATCTTGAAAATTTATATTATCCAATGTAATTGGTATATCTCTCTTTTCACCAATAGAATCTACTAAATCAACAGTTACATTAAATGCTGGTTGAAAATAAGGTAGAATTTGTTCAATGATTTGTAAAGCATCATCATTTAATTTTGATAAAATATTAAGTTCTAATCCAATATTATAAGGAACGGGCATAAAAACTTTTTTAATTGTTCCGTTATCACAAGCTTTAAATGTTTGAGTTATATTTGCTTTTCTTGTTGGATCATATTGAATAGACACCATTTCAAATGACATTCTGGGTAATGTGATTTGAATTGGTTTATTTAATTCTGATTGCTGTTGAATTCTTGCTAGAAATTTTTGAATAGGTGCATATGCTAAAGGAACTCTAATTTGACTAATACTATTGCCACTATCGTCTTTATGACGTATGTGAATTTGATTAAAAAGTGTACCAAAAGAAATAACAGTTTTTCTAATAATTTCGTGATAATAATAAGTTCCTAACATTAATAAGTACCAAATGGATTAGATTGTGAAAAGTCTAAAATGAGATCTGCTTCTTCTTCAATCTCATCATTTTGACTGTATTTATCATAAACATCCATTTCATCATATGATTTAACTGAATATCGAGCTGAAGAAGCTGTTCCAATAATGATCTCATCTGGGAGGAATGTTCTTGTTGTTGTACCCACACCAACCATAGAGACTTTAAGAACTTTAGTATCAGCATCCCATGATTTTACTCTTGCCTGCAAGTTTGAACGAGAACCTCTAACAATTTCATTAAATTGATATGTTCCAATTCCGGTTATAATAGATGGTGATGTAATTGTAACCTCCGGAGTTATAATGTAACCTCTTCCTGGACTTTCTATGTATGTTGCGTTTACAATGCCTGTTGTAATAATTCCTGTTCGTGCAGTTGCAGTTGTGATTCCAGGATTCAAATCAACATAATTTTTCTCTGATGGATCATTTGTAATAGTAATTGTTGGTGGAGACAAATAACCTCCTCCACCGTATGTTAGGATAATTCCAGTCACAATTCCGCATTGATCTATTCCAAACTCAAAGGAAGTAGTTGCTAGACCAACATTAGTTGCTGATCCAGACATAAAGATTGTTCCAATGCCTATAGAAGAAACATAAGTTCCATTTGGAATCATACTTATTTCGGGATATGGACTGTTATATGTGTATTGTGTTCTTATTCGATCTCCAACTAAAATTCCTGTGGTATCAATACCACTTATATAAGATGATCCTATTGAAATTGTACCAACTGTTTTAACTGAATTGCTTCTTAATGTGGCAATTCCAGTCGCTCTAAATTGTTCTGGAGTTCCAGTAGGAGTTGAAATGGTTGCTGTTGCAGTTACTCCGTTAGCATATCCAAATCCAGTGTCGGTTAAAATAACACCTGATATTGTTCCTGCTGCAGAAACTGTTGCAGATGCAGTAGCTCCCCTTGCAGAAGGAAGACCAAAGAATGTAAGCAGTGGTGCAACTGTGTATCCTAGTCCAACTGTTGCCCCAGTTCCTACACACCAAGGATCTGTTGTTGGATTGAATCCAATAGCAGTCACAACTCCTGTAATTGGGTTAATTGTTGCAATTCCAACAGCCGTAACTAATGGGGCATTAGTTCCATAAATTCCACCTGTACTGATAGCAACAGTTGGTGCCGTTGTATATGCTCTACCTGTGCTAGTGAATACAAGTGATGCTGGATTGATGGATGATCCCGCAATACCAATGGTTGCAGAAGCAAAACTAAATCCAGGATGACTTATTGAAATAGATGGTGGTGATACGTAAAATGCTCCAGCAGTTTCTGATGGGATAGTAATACTTGAGACTATTCCTCCAGTTGTCGCATAATCACCCATTGTTACTATAGCTGTTGCAATTCCACCAACAACTCCTGTAGGAAGACTAAATGTTACAATTGGTGGAGTTTGATAAAATACACCACCCGTAGTTCCACCGGGGAATAAGTAATTTGGACTTCCTGTACTTATAACCGTGTCTACAACACTTACACCCGAACCAATTGGACTTCCGATAATTGCTGTTGCCGCAGCACCAACGTGTTTTGGTTTTGTAATTGTAATTATAGGAGCTTCTGCATATCCAGTTCCATTATCAGTAATTACAATTCTCTGAACTCCATTTAGAGATGTTTCGATTGAACAAGTAGCTGCTGCTCCTGCGCCACCACCACCACCATAAAATGTAATAGTTGGTGGTACAGTATACCCAGCGCCAGGATTAGTTAAAAGAAGTCTTTCAACGGAGTAAATACCCCCCCTATTAGTTGTAATTGCTACAGCAGTAGCATTATCGCCAGTTTGACCAGTTGGTGAAGTTGATATTGCTACTAAAGGCGCTGTTGTATATCCATATCCATCATTATTTAAAAATACTTCTTTAATATATCCAGTATTGAGAATTGCTACTGCAGTTGCAGTTCGTCCAATTCCAATCAAGTTTAAAGTTGTAATATATCCCTCTTCATCAATTTGAGTATCAATTTCATCAATTGTTGTATCAAGAACTTCATCTTCATATTCAAAGAGTTCACATTTTAGTTCATAAACATAAGTTTTACCTAATTGATAAAATGGTTGTTCATGCTCTACAAATTTAACCTCAAATAATCTCTCTCCAAGTGGAAAGTAAATTAAGTCTCCCTCTCTTGGACGAGTTGCAAGTGTAATTTCATCTGGATCGGATCCAGATAAAAATGGTGATATAAAGTCTTCAAACCTTTCTCTGGAAATAGTTACAGTAAGTTCATCACGCAAACTCATTCCAAATTTAGTAAGTATGTCGCCTGCTCCACTATATCCATCATATGTGTTAACATATGCTTCAATAGCATAATTGTCATCAAATTTTGATGATTGAATTTCTTCAATTATTGTTTGCTTTCTAACAAATTTTCTAGGAATATAAACAATTTCAATACCATACATCCTCAATTGTTCATTAATGAGGTCTTGTACTAATCGCTGCTCACTTGCAGTTCCTTGTTGAAAAAAAGGATTAAGTGCCATTATCCAATAAAGTCGTATGGTGGAAGCTCGTGTTCCAGAGCCATAGTTTGTTTTAAATTATCCAATTCTCTTTCAGCGTCTTCATATATTTCTCTTCCGTTTAATTCAATTCCACCAGGTAGTTTAACTCCTCTAAATTTAATTAAATTTTGACCCCACTGTTTTTTAATTAGTGCTGTTAAATATTTTTTTAAAAAACTATCATTCCACACTTTTGTATAATTATTGGGATCAAGAATCCTATAACAATCTAAAATAATAAAATTTCCTGCAGTTTGAGCTCCCCAATCAATATCCAAATATAACCTACCTTGTCTTTTATTGAAACGCAATTGCTTATCAGTTGTTAATAGAAAATCAATGTCAGACAAATAAGTCTTAACCATTGAATATTGCAATAATTCTACAGAATTAAAATAATACAAATCATTTAAAAATAGTTGATATTTAATACTAAACATTCCCCCAGAAATAGAACTTGTATCAAATTTAAATACATTTTCTATACCAATTACTGTATCAGGTACTTGTATATAATTTGCACTTTCATACCAATTAAAAGAAGATCCTGTTGTTGAGGTTGCCGTTGTAGTTGTGATTCCTGGACCTACAGGTCCTTTTGATGTAGCACTTCCCCTATCAATATCATTTTGAGTAATTTGATATTTTAAATACATTCTCTCAACACCGTCAAAATGCCGCTCATTAAAGTACTGAAGGGCATCATCGACTAAATCATCTATTTGATCATCATCAACATTAATCTCCAATACAGGAGCACCCAGACGCCTTAGACAGTATTCAATGAGTTGTTGTCTGGTTGCTGGTTGTGCCATTTTTTTATTTTTCCTTGTTTTTACTACTTAAAAGATCATCGTATTTGTTTTGCAATTCAAGATTTGCTGCTAACAGTTCATTCTTCTCTTGCATAAAATCATCTGTTAATGTTTGCAACTTTGCTTCAAGTAAAACATTTTGATTTGTTAGTGCTGATAATTTTTGATTATACAAACGCACTAAAACATTAATATCAACTTCACTATCTTTGTTCATATCTTAGAAAGTTCCTCCATCTAAAGTCGAAGTCCAATGTGGTTTATTAGTATGTATGCCAACAACGGAAGTTGGAATTACTGCTAGATTTTGAATAGAACCGTTATCACCTTCTTTTCTTAAATTATAGGTATTAGTAAAGGTTCCCTCAACTCCAGTTAAAACAATGGTAGAAACTGTACCACCGGTTTTTACTACACCATATGCGTTTGAAGTATCTTGCTTAACAATATCTCCAGTAACAAGAGTAACAGAACTACCTAAAACTAAATTAACTTCAGTTACAGCAGTCAAAATTTGTTTTGATGTAATTGTTGGCGATGCTGGATCATTTGTGGATGTCTGTAATCCATTCTCATCAAAATATACGACACCATGTGTATTAAAATCGCCAGTTTGATAATAAATTCCCTTGATATCTAGATATCCTCTAGTTCCGGTAACTACACTATTAGTAATAGATGCATCTGGAACATATGTCCAAGATCTAATTGGGGCATCACTATTTGTATTAACTCCATCAATATAACCAAAAAATCCAGTTTTATTATTTGAAGTACCAGAACTTGTGTTATAGTCAAAAGCAACACCACGATCTGTATTGGTATCGTATGCGTGAGTAATAGTTAATTGCGTAGTTGAACCAATACCTGCAGTAGTTGTTCCCTCAATCGTAATAATTTTTGTTAATGTGCTATATCCAGTAATTGTTGTAAGACCACTATTTGGTAAAGAAGCACTACCCTGAATTATATCCCCAGTATTAATTCCAACTACAGAATCTAAAGTAATTGTTGAAACTCCAGAAGCTACTGGAGACATTACTGTTCTTACGCTAGTAACATCACCTAAAACAATAATAGGATCGTTGATTGTTACTGAAGTTGAATTAACTGATGTTGTAGTTCCATCTACCTGTAAGTTACCTTTGATAACTACAGTTCCCTCATTACTCAATCCATCTGGATATGGATCAATATAAATTGTATCATTGCTTCCGGATAGTGATGAGATAATATTATCACTTATTTTTATTTGATCGAATACTGAATCTCCAGCAACGGTGATTTCTCCACCAACATTTAGATTTTTCTCAATACCAACACCACCCTCAACAACTAAAGCACCAGTATCTTTTGTTGTTGATTCTGTTACATCTCCAATATTAATGGCAACACCATCAGAGAATGCCCAGTCGGCTCCTTCAATTTCAAATCGATTATCAGTTGCTTCATCATAACGCATTGCAACATCTTTATCATTACCAAATGATAAGTATGTGTCGTCCGGAATAATAACACTTCCAATACCAGTTGGATCAATTGTAATATCTCCATCAGTATTAGTGGAAGATAAAGTATTTCCATCTAAACGAAGATTATCAACATTCCACTGATCTACCTTTAAAGAAGTTGAACTATCACTAGTATTTACGGATGGTGCAAGAATTGCTACTACACCACTATCACTGTTTCTAGTGTTAAATGCTGCACCTCCTGCAATAGATCCAGGAGTATGATCCATCATAGAAGTATAATAACGTCCTCCTACAGATAAGACGTTTGTTCCATCATCACCAATATAAACTCTATCTTTTCTTTGATTAGTTCCAGACGCACTTCCAATGCCTGTTACAAATGCAAGTTCACCCCATTGTAGACTTCCAGGTATACTAGTACCAGAGGATCTTTTAATCCTGATAATACTTGCCATTTTAGAAACTTCCTCCGTTAATGTCTAAATTCTGGGTTGCCCCTGGCGTTAAGGTTAAAGTTGCGTCCCACTTTTGCGTGGAACCATTATAAACAAGCACCATACCGTCTGAGAGATTTGTTGCATTGACATCAACCAATTCACTTAATGCAAGTCCTCCAGCTCCAGCCAGAGAAGATACAACTTTTATTGCATTTTGTTGTCCTACACGAACTTTTATTTCTGCCATTTATAAAAATAGCTTCCAGGATCTAATTAATATTTATATCGCATTAATTCCAAGAGAATTGATGACCTCTTGTTGTTTTAGATATAATTTGCAGTATAGTTTAGAAAAAGTCTTCAAGTCATCCATATTCATTTCATCAATGAATCTAACATGCTTTTCATATTCAAATAATTTATCAATTGTTTCTAAATTTATCTCATTTGGATCCATTGAGCAACTCCTGTAATAGAGATTTAATTTCATTAATATCTTGTTTAATTTGATCTATCTCCTTTTTTTCTTGTTGTTTGGCATTTTTCATTTTAATATATTGTGAATATGCAACAGTATCACAATTTACTATTGCACCTGTATTTTCATCTCTGAATAAATTTTTTTGCCCTTCTACTGGTATCATTATGCTAAAGCAATTGCACGAAGATCTTTAAATTTAGGAACTTGCGCTTCATTAGTTGTTGACATTACAATCTTAATTGCAAATCCAGTAAATTGATCTAAATTGTCCGCAGTAAACTGATATTCTAAAAATTCATTTTCTCTACTTGATCTTATAAAAGAATCTGCTCGTCCACTGTTTAAAGATGGATTTATTATTGAATCTCCAAAACCATCACCGTTCGTATCTCTTAAATTATCATATCCAGGGAATAGAATGAACGATTGATCCACTTCACTAGAATCTGATTTAAACAATTGATATAAAACTCTAAAGTCTGCAGTTGCGGGACGATAAGCTGATAGAAGAACTTTCAGCGAGGTTGCTGGTTGTTGTAAATCTATTCTGTTTGAAATATAAATGCTACTATGTGGATCTCCACTAATCAAATTAACTCTTCCATCTAAACTATAATTTGCAATTGGATTATTTACACGATTGCGTGCTAAAACAAATAAAGCAGTCTGTGTATCAATTACTGGAGATAGATTAGGATCGGTAGAATTTAATCTAATTCTAAATGTCATAGATTTATTTTCAGGAATTTCTGTCAATCTAGCAGTTTCATTAACTTCGGAACAAATCAACCTTGGAGTGGTTAAGAAATTAATTTTGTTCAATTCGACTGGTTGATAATTTTGATCTAAGAAAGAAACTTCAGATCCACCAGAACTAGTTCCACTTACAGTTCTCATTTGAGCGGAAACTGTGGTGTTTTGACCTGGGGTAATAATATTAAACTGTGGAATAATTGAACTATATTGATAATTTTGGGAAGCAGAAATATTTGTTCCTCCGATTACCTTTTCATCACTAAAACTTAACTGCGAATCTCCAGTATCTCTATCTTGCCTATCAATTTCAAGATAATACTTATCTAAATCTTTATTGGCAACTAATGTAGGATCTGTGGGCAGATCAAAAGTCGTGTTTATCTTTGTAAGAGAAACTCCATTTAATTCATACTTACGACATACATCTCCAGATAAATGATTCCTTATAAGTGATCCATCAACTCCTCTGGTACTAATTCCCAATGTTCCTGTGCCTATACTATCATAATAAATGATTTCATTATTAATAATGACATATCCTCTTGAAGTACTAATACCTTCGAAAGTGGAGAAAGTTGCAGTGCTGGCAACAGAAATTGTTGCCGCATTAATCGATAAATCTGCAGTTAGTGCGATTGGAACAGTATCAGGTTGAATATTTTGTACCTGCACTTTATTATTCGCTGCGT